CAAAGATGCAAGTGATGCACGCCTGGCTGCCCAAGAAGACTTTACGGAAAAGCTTCGTGCGCTGTCTGCAGAAGAAGAGACGATCTTGCTTCGCGGCCTAGAGACAGTCGCCAAGACCACCCAAGACAAACTCAAGCTTCAAGATCGCTTGGCTGAAATAACTCTAAAACGACAAAGACTAGAGCGTGAAGCTCAACAGTCAAACTTGGAGCGTCAGATTAGGTTGCCTGGCGAGTCGATGAAGGAGTTGCAAGAACAAGCAACCCGGGGCTTGAGCGAACTCCGTTCTGTTGAAGAGCAGATCAAAACGCTGCGTGAGACGGGCGCGATCAGTGAACTGAAGTCATTGCAGCAGCTGGCAACCGCACGCCAAGAAAGCGGTCTGCAACTTGCCACGCTTGCAAGGCAAGCGCGTGAACTGGCTGACGCCGCTCCGGGCAATGAAAAACTTGCAGATGCTTTTACGAAAATTGAAGAGGCGGCGCGTCAAGCAGCAGATGGTGCTTCGCTTTTAGCTCTTCGCGTAAAGGAGATGTCTGATCCAGAGGCGGGCTTTGCTAAAGGACTTCGCTCCGTCGCTGAAGAGGCTGAGCAAATCGGCAAGCAAATGGAGTCCGCCACCACTCGTGCATTTAACGGTATGACCGATGCATTGGTGAATTTCGTGATGACTGGGAAGCTTGATTTCAGGACCTTGGCCAACTCCATCATCTCGGACTTGATCAGGATTCAAATTCAGCGCGCAATCACACTGCCGCTGGCCAACGCTATGGCTGGAGTTTTTGGTTTTGCCAGTGGCGGTGTCATGACTTCCGCAGGTCCCACATCATTGCGGACCTATGCCAGCGGCGGTATCGCCAATTCACCTCAGTTAGCCCTTTTTGGTGAGGGCTCTCGTCCAGAGGCCTATGTGCCGTTGCCTGATGGTCGTTCAATTCCCGTCACCATGAGTGGCGCTGGCGGCGGCGGGGATGTCTTCAACATTTCTGTCAGTTTGACGGACTCTGGTGTCTCTAGCCGTGGCGAGGACCCTGGGGGACGCGATTTGGGGAGAGCAATTGCGAGTGCAGTCAGACAAGAACTTCTTGCGCAAAAGCGTGCCGGTGGTCTTCTTGATGGACGCAGGGGCGCATAAATGGCTACCTTCACCTGGACCCCTTCCATTGGTGCCAATTTGTCAATGCGTCCCACAGTGCGCCGAGTCTCTTTTGGCGACGGCTATGAGCAGCGCCTCACTTTTGGGATCAACACCCAACCGCAGGTTTGGTCTCTTGAGTTTCGCGGTCGCACCACGACTGAGGCCTCTGCGATTGACACCTTTCTTCGAGCCCGTGGGGCTGTTCAAGCTTTTGACTGGGCACCACCTGGTGGATTACCTGCCAAGTTCGTCTGTGATGAATGGAGTCGCTCAGTGGATGAACCCAACATTGAGTCCATACGGGTAACGTTTAAGCAGGTATTTGATCTCTCATGACCAGTCTTGCCATCACTTCAGAGATCCAAAAGCTCGCGCCAAGTAGCGTGGTCGAGCTATTCGTTTTGGATCTCGCGCTCTTCGGACAGGGGCCAGTGCGTTTTCATGCTGGTACAAATGCGCTGCAGCAGCGCGTTGTTTGGCAGGGATACGCCTATGAGGCTTTTCCAATCGAGGTCGAGGGATTTGAGTTCAACGGTAATGGTCAAGTGCCTAGGCCTCGTTTGCGCGTAGCGAACGTCACTGGCGCGATCACGGCTCTGGTTCTCACCTATCAGGACTTGGTCGGTGCCAAGATCACACGCAAGCGCACGCTTGCGAAATACTTGGACGCAGCTAACTTTTCCGGCGAAGTAAATCCAACAGCTGATCCTTTGGCTGAATTTGCCGACGATATTTACTACGTGGATCGAAAGTCGCGTGAGACAAGAGACGTCGTGGAGTTCGAACTCGCCGCTTCCTTTGATCTTGAAGGCGTAACTTTGCCGCGCAGGCAGATCGTTCAGAACGTATGTCCCTGGCGTTACCGTGGTTCTGAGTGCGGCTACACCGGTGCGAGTTATTTCAATGCCAACGACCAGACTGTATCGTCGAGCAGTCAGGATGTATGCGGCAAGCGGCTAGCTTCATGCCAAGCGCGTTTTGGTCAAAACGCAGAACTGCCATTCGGCGGTTTCCCTGCGGCTGGATTGATCCGCTGATGCTGGCCGAGAACAAACAGCTGGCAATGGACCACGCTCGTGACGAAAGTCCGCGTGAATCTTGCGGCTTGTTACTGATCCGCAAAGGCCGTGAGGTGTATCGACGATGCCGAAACATCGGCGTGGGCACCGATCAATTCGTTATCCACCCCGAGGACTTCGCACAAGCCGACGCGCAGGGTCATATCGTGGGTGTGGTGCACAGCCACCCTGGGTTACCGCCGACACCGAGTCAGGCCGATCGGGTGGCTTGTGAGGTTAGCGGTTTGCCGTGGCATATCGTCGGTTTCCCAAGCGGTCAATGGTCGCAGATTGAGCCTTCTGGCTATGTTGCACCGCTAGTTGGTCGTGAGTGGTCCCATGGCGTTCTGGACTGCTACGCGTTACTGCGCGACTGGTTCAAGTTGGAGCGTGGGGTGGAGTTGCCCAACTTCACTCGCTTTGATGACTGGTGGAAACGCGGCGAGAACTTGTACCTCGACAACTTCGAAAAAGTAGGCTTTGCGCAAGTGAAGCCAGAAGAAATTCAAATGGGCGATTGCATCTTGATGCAGGTGGCGTCTCCCGTTCCCAATCATGCCGCCGTCTATCTTGGGGATGGACTGATCCTGCATCACTTGCAAGGACGGCTATCAAGCCGAGATGTCTACGGTGGCTATTGGCAAAAAGTTACAACTCACGTTATCCGACATGGTCACAGTCATTCTTCTCGGTGAACTCGGTCGTTACTTTGGCCGCAGGCACAACCTTGCCATTGGCTCGGCTGCCGAAGCGATTCGAGCCCTTTCGGCCAACTTTCCTACCTTTGAGCGGGAGTTGGTTGCCTCCGGCGAACGTGGTGTTGGCTACCGGGTGCTTGCTGGCCGGGATTCCCTTAACCTGGAGCGATTACATGAGCCCACCGGCTCCCAGCGCATCACGATTGCGCCGGTGGTGTCTGGTGCTGGTGGTGATGGCCTTGGTCAAATCTTGCTTGGCGCAGCATTGCTTGCTGTCGCATGGTGGAACCCGCTTGGCTGGGCTGCATCGGGGGCATTTCTTTCCCAGGCCACGCTCTACTCGGTGGGCACAGCCATGATTCTTGGCGGTGTTGCGCAGATGATTGCACCTACACCCAAAGCATCTGAACCATCTGAGCGTCCAGAGAACAAGCCCAGCTACAGCTTTAATGGTGCAGTCAACACGACCGCTCAGGGCCACCCCGTGCCAGTGGGATATGGTCGATTGATAGTAGGTTCAGCCGTGATCAGCGCTGGTATTGATGTCGACGAGATTCCTGCATGACAGATTTGATTATTGGTGCAGGAGGTGGAGGTAAAGGGGGTGGTGGGGCCAGCGCACGCGTGGCCCAAGAAGCGCCTGACAGCTTGCGCTCCAAAGCCTACGCAAGGGTTGTCGACCTCATTTCCGAGGGCGAGATTGAGGGTTTGGTCAATGGACTGCAATCTGTTTATTTGGACGACACACCTATACAGAATGCCGATGGAACGACCAACTTCTCTGGTGTGACGCTTGAGACCAGAGATGGCACTCAGCAGCAAAGTTACGTACCCGGATTCTCTTCTGTCGAGAATGAGGTGCCCGTTGGCGTGGAGATTAAGGCGAGCCAATCCGTGGTGCGCTCAATCACTGATCCGGATGTAGATGCTGTAAGGATCAAGGTGAGCGTAGGTCAACTTACTAACCAAGACACGACCAACGGAGACCTTAACGGAAGCTCAGTCACATTCGCCATCGATCGGCAGGTCAGTGGTGGCGGGTTTGTCGAAGTGATCAACGACACGATCTCAGGCAAGACCACGACCAAATATCAGCGCAGTTACTACGTTCCTCTCATTGGCAGCGGCCCATGGGAAATCCGTGTACGACGAATCACAGCAGATTCAACCTCCAGCGCCATTCAGAACAAGACTTATCTCGACTCCTACACCGAAGTTGTTGAGAGCAAGCTGCGTTACCCAAACAGCGCCTTGGTTGCATTGAGGGTAGATGCTTCGCAGTTTTCTGCCATCCCTCGGCGCAGCTACGACATGAAGCTGCTGCGTGTCCGTGTGCCGGTGAACTACGACCCTGGAACACGAGCCTACAGCGGCGTGTGGAATGGAACCTTCAAAATCGCATGGACAGACAACCCTGCGTGGTGTTTCTACGATCTGGTCACCAGCACCCGGTACGGCTTGGGTGGTTACATCCCTGAGTCTCAGGTGGACAAATGGGCGCTTTACCGAGTAGCGCAGTATTGCGATCAGTTGG